TGTCTATGAAAGAAAACACAATCTGGGTCTTTCATTAGATCAATTGCATACTTAGGATTTACATCTTCTTTTGTTACTTTAAACATCCATAAAATATAAGAATGCCAAAAACCATCTTTAGGACTATGCATGTCTCCAGCTTTATCCGTATGTCTGTGATGATATCCTCGGTGTACACTTACCCAAAAAATAGGACTTCCTTGTCCAGAAATATTTGCTAGCCACAATAAAATAATTTTAACAAATCTATTAACTGTAAAACTTTTATGACTTAGCAAGCGATGATAACAAGCACCTACACCTAACATTGTAATGCCAACAAATCCTATGATAAAATATATCCACCAGTACTCTATTTGATTTCCGGTAGCTATCATCCACAAACCCAAGGAGCCGAAAATATGCATGGGTACAATACCACCCCACAGATTTGGTTGATTAAATGTATTTTTTAAAATGTTATTTTCCATAATGCTATTTATTATTGAAGACGAGCCTGGATAAATATTACTTATAGTACTAAGGCAATTCATGAAAATAATTACAAACAACGAAATTGATTGGGCAAACAAAATAGAACAAGAAATCTTGGCAGATTCTGCAAACGAGTGGTGGTTGCCGCAAAGCTCCGAACATAAAATTTTTGAACAAGCTTACATGAAATTTGTTAATGGAAATTTAAATTATTTTAAATTTGAAATTATGATAGCTGCGCTATTAGAAGAAACTAATTATAATAAAAATTTAACAGAAACTTTAAATTTTTGTAATTATGCAAGATTGTTAACAGGTGACACTGGCCCTTTTGGCAGGATGTGCGTGTGGAAATTGCCACCGAAAAAAGAACTGCTTCGTCATCGTGACAATTTCAAGTATCATAAACATATTGTTAGAAACATATTTATTGTAAGCAAGCATTCTTCTAATAATTGTAATATATCAATCAATGACAAGTTAGTAGATTTTAATCAAGGAACGTTATTTCAGTTTTTTCCTGCAACAGATCAACATGCGTTTGCTAATAATTCTGATAGAGATTTTTATTTTGTAGGATTTGATTACTGGATTACTAAATATCTAAACAAATCAATCATAGAAACAAAAGACGCTGTTTCTAAACTAATGCGCAATCACCACGAAAACGGTTTTGACAAAAAAGGAATTAATTGTAAGTTTATCTCGGCGCACTAATCATATATTGCCGCCAACATGAAGTTTATTTCTATATTTCTGTTTTAGAAAACTACATCGAACTATAGTATCATGAGGCAGTAATACTCTATTGAATAATATTTGCCAATAGTTATTGTAGAAACATCGCGTTTGTGCGGGAATTATCATCTCATCAAAGTAGTCGTATCTTTCATTAGTTTCATCACTGAAAGCAAATCTTCTTAACAGACGAGCATGCTTTGCAGTCCATAAGGTGTAAAATTTTAATCGACCCTGCTGTTCGTTAAAATATATCATTTTATCTAACAACTGTCTTACAATTTCTGGGTCCTTGGCTGAAGATCGTATGTTGGTTCCATACCACGTCGGTTCATCAGGACTTTGATAACATGATATTAAAGCTACGATATTATTGTTTTCGTCTATCATACCAAAAGCATGATAGTTAGTTGAATCAGATAGGTAAGTTGTATAAAATGATTTATGATATAATTCAACCATTTTTTCTTTATAAAAAAAGTTAGTCGTAGAAATATCTTGCCCCATATAGTTTTTAGTATTAAACAGTGGTTTAATAGCATCAGTATGAGATTTGTCTAATTTTATAATGTTCATAATTTTAATTTCAATTGAGTAAGAGCTGTTGAATAAGGAATTCCATCTAAACTAGGTTCTAATCGTTTAATTAAATGCTTTTCAACGTCTTTATAGGCTGCATAATTAAATCCTACCAAACTTTCAAATCCATGTGTTTTTTTCTTTTCAGTAACGTATGGGCAAAGTAATTTTAAAATTGCGTTTTTACTAGATACTGAAGATAGTTTATAATTAAATCGAGTGTTTACTAGCTGCTGAATTTGTGGAGTTTGTAAATAATATAACAATAATTCAGGAGTGTAGCTAAACCACTCATTTACTAAAGGTATACCAAATTTATTAGTGAACCTCATTGCACTAGCATCTTCATTTTCTCTAAATGTATAGTACCAATAGCTTCCTTGTGCTGAGACATTTCTTGTTAATAATGCTTCACCACCCATAACAGCTGGTACAGATAATTTCATAATGTTGTAATAACACATGTTGTATGTTATTTGAGTGCACTGTATTTGTTCTCCAAATTCAGTTGATTGTCCTGAATAAAAGAATTCTTTAATATCAAAATCAATAACGTGTAAATCAAGATCTAATTCTTTAGAAATTCTAATTGCTTCATTAACATCGTCTTCGTTATATCCGCCTACAAATTTTAATGTAACACACTTGGGCTTCACTCCTATCGATAGAAAATTGTTAATTACAATTTCGCTATCAGTTCCGCCTGATAAAAACACTACTAAGTCTTTACCAAACTCGCGATATACAGTATCAGCAGTTCTTCTAAGTTCTTCTTCATAAGAGCTTTTTCTATATTGATGAGGATCAACCGCTCCTAATTTTACTTCAAATTTTTCAATTGGGCTTTCTCTATATCCATACAGTCTGCCGCCTATTGAATATTCTAAGTGATTATTAAGTGTAAAATTAGTCATAATGTTAAGAGAGTTTCCTCCGCCAATGTCGTTTCATATAAGTTTGTTTCAAAAGAATACATTGCAATAGTTTGATAACACTCAGGTGTATTAACCTGCGAGCCACAGACATTATATTTGTTTTTAAGAATTTCAAAGTTTACATTATTATTAGTATTTACTAGAGATATATATTGCTGAAAACTTTTTTGATACTTACCTTGTCTACTAATAAACACATGCGGAATTTCTAATCGCTTAATTTCAGCCAATTGATATGGAATTAAATATTTACTATTGTACCAAACATTTCTATTAGGATTAAATTTAGTAAAAGATTTAGTTCTAACTTTAGGATGCAACCAAAATTTAGAACTTATTCTAGAAATAAAAGGTCCCCATAATTTTGGTTTTATTTCTGCTCCACTAAATGCTATTATTTCATCATTTAAAATTGCAACAGGCAATGATATAAAATCATTTGGATTTAAATTACGATAGTTTTCGTATAACTTATCAGTCTTACACTGGGTATTTATAAAGTCTAAACAATTTTCCCACACACTATTATAATCAGATGTTTTGCACAAATCAACAGTAATTAAATCAGTCATTTATAACAGCCACTAAATGAATACGAGAACTCATTGACGCATTAAAAGCGGTATGATTTTTTGTAGTATCAACTAAATACCAAGAATTTAATTCTAAGAATTTTATTTCATCTTCAACAACTAAATTAGCACCTCGAGATGTTGATAATACATAATGAATACGTTTACTACGATCACTATGCCAACTCATGCATTTTTTAGGATCAATTTTCATAATACGTATTCTACCCACATTATGTTTGCTAACTAACATATTATAGATTTTTTCAAATTCAGTATTTTTAAATATATCACAAAGATATGTAAATTCAGATTCTTTAAAGATAATCGGTTTTTTATTAACGTGTATTATTTGGCCTGTTTTATTTTCTATAATATTCGAGTTTGACCAATCTTTTTCTAAACTGCCAGTACCTAATGAAAAATTATTTGGTTCATTATGAATAGTATTAAGACATATTTGATTATTAGTCCAATATAATTGGCCAGATTCTAATAAGCTAGTTAATTCTTTCATTATATTAGGAAATATAGGGTAATTTAATGGCATAAAATATTTCATTTTAATATATCTCATTCTGTAGTTATTTTTATATTTATAGGCCAAAAATAGTTCAAAAAGCCCAAAAAACTGTTGACAACTGCTGCAAACTGATGTATAATAAACTATAGTTTGAAAGGATACCTCTATGAAGTACGCAGTTTACCAGATCCAGTTGTCAGATTCTGAAATAGATTTGATCAACGCCAAAGGCCACGATGCCGTTCCAGCAAACGTTGCAAGACTTGACATGACTATGGACTACAGCGGCAATCGCATTGAAAAGCTAGCATATGACGCTTTCGAAGCTGGCTACTACACTCATGTAGCTAACATTGAAGCTAACAACCTGAATCAAGTTTTTGAGATTGGTAACATCGGTCCTATGGAAAGCATTGAACGCATTGCGCCAATGTCTTCTGTATCAGTTGGTGATATCATCGTTGACGAAGACGGCCAAATGACTGTTGTTGCTTCTATTGGTTTTGTATCTTTCTCACGTAATCTTTGATATGTATATAGGACCAGCATATTTCAGTTCGTGGCAAGACGTAACAATTGTCATTGTAGCATGTATACTACAGTTAACATTTTGTGCAGCTTTTCTTTGGTTTATTTTGAAATAAACTGTTGACAAAGCTTCAGAACTAGTGTACAATCTATACTTCAATAAAGGAAACAATATGAAACCGATCGGCTTGTTTTACACTCCCACTTCTATGGAAGAAATGCAGGACATTTTGGAAAGTCTTCCTGCTAGCCAACGCGCATTGGTATATCCATACGTCATGCAAATGTACAATCTTCTGGTCTCTAAACTTGCGAAGCCAGAGCCTGTTGAAGCCTAATACAAAGGTATACAGTTAAAGTGTGTCAAAAATGATACACTTTCAAAACAATTTTTGACAAACATCAAAAACTAGTGTATAATAGATATATATCAATCAAAAGGAATAGATTATGAAAAGCTCGTTTGGTTCTTCTAAAAATGAACAGATCATTGCAGCTGTTGGTCGTAAACTTATGGACATCAGCGAAAAAATGCCGATGAAAGGTTTGCGAGATGACGAAATCGCTCGCTCAAACCGAATGAGTACTTTTGGCGATGCTCTTACTCGTTTTGGTACCGTGTTCGGCCCTAAAACTCTGGAAGATGTTCTTCGCGTTTCTAATGTTTCTAAGAAAGAAGCAGAAGAATTCATGCAACTTGGCTACACACAGTAAAGGTATTATCACATGTCTATGATGTCTGAACTGATTATTGAAGTACAAGAACTAGTAGCGGAAGGAGTTCCGATACTAGCGATTGCTACTGCTCTAAACGTGCCTGTTGACCTAGTCACAGAGATTAAAGAAGTCATGGAATCTGCCGAAGAAGAACTTAATTAATTGGTATTAAAATGTCTATTACTGCACTTACCTATTTTGACGAATCGTACGAGTACATAGGATATGTGCTTGTGAATGAAATCTACCCAGATGACGAAGGATTCAATAAGAATCAGTGGCTCTGGGGTAAGCTAGAAGGCTCTGGAGTCACTGGATTGACTGAAGTGATGGGTCTACCAAGCAGAAGCTATTCAAGCCAACCAGAGGCCTATAAAGTTTTTGTAAATCTAATAAATGAGACTGTTTTGTGTCAAAAATGATACACTTTTTAAAAAGTGTTGACATTTGCTTTGAAATGATGTATAATTAATCATACAACGAAACAAAGAGACCTTTAAAATGAAACGAATATCTACCTCATATATCGCCACCGTTAAAATGATTAACGGTCAAGTTGCTCCAGAAGATCAAGAAACTCTTGCGAGTATTAAAAATATCGTTAAAATTTGTAACGCTAAATGCGGCACAAATTCTTATGTTAAATTGCAAGGCCGTTTGGGCGAAGACAATCCTAACGCTTGGAAATACCGCCGAGGTTCTTGGAAAAACGGTGGATACAGCAATTGCCAGTCTGTTCGTCTTCCTGACGCACAACATGCTGATGTCTACGTTTACGATCGTTAAAAGGAAAACTTAAAATGGCTAAAACTGCTGAAATGGATATTGACGCTCTTCGTTCGCTTGACAAACTTCCTTTGGAAGATGCAAAGGAACTTGCAGTATCACTGATTGATGTCACAAAAACAAAGAAAGCTGTTCTTGCAAGATTGCAATGTGACATTTCAAAAGCCTGGAGCCCTGCTGAGGTTTCGCGCATTATGTGGCAAGTGTATATGTCTGGTACTGGTCTTGGTACGATTGGTTCTACTTGGAAAAAACACTTCAGAGAACTTTGATATGGATGAGCTAGATACGATAGAATCGCTTAAGGCTAAAGCTGCTGCTATTAGACAACACAACTCTTATTGGGAAGGTTGTAATGATGGTAGTTATGAAATGGCTTTACACAATGCAGGATACAATAGAATTCTTGCAAAGATTAAAGAGTTAGAAAGCGAACTGAATATTGTGCGTGGGTATAATTGAGTATAATTCAATATAATTGAGTATAATTAGGTATAATTAATGATCAAGTTGCCGCGGCCAATCATATATTCTATGACTGACGAAGAAATAGAATCTCTTAAAATACAAGCGCAAGAAATTAGTAATTGCCCAGTAAGAAGCAGAGGCCGTTCTTTTGAGCGGTGTTTTGCTGCTTCTAAGGCTGGCTCTATTCTAGAATTTGCATTGTGTCATCAAGGCGCAACAAAAAATCCTAAGAAGTTTAACGTAATGGATCCAGATTCATATGCATGGGACGTATTGTGGGATGAGCATAAAGCTGAAATCAAGCGCAAAAAGTTCTTATCAGACGATAGAACTAAATGGTATTCTTACACTGATCCTAACCATGTCAAAACTTTCTTAAAGAATATTGATTTGGTAGACTACTTTATTGTAGGTGACTATAAAATCTTAGGTGAAAATCTTTATGAAGTTCACTGGATGTTTATTACAAAAGTTGGTAAGAATTTTAAAAATTATATGCAAGAATCTGTTTACAATAAAGGACAAATGTATTATAATCATACTAGAGATAAGAATTATATAAGTCTATTAGGAGCCACTAATGAAATTTGATACAGGTAAACCACCAATTAATCTTGTGCCATCTTCAGCCATCATCGCGTGTGCTGAAGTTTTTGCTTTTGGCGCAAAGAAATATGGCGAAAACAACTGGCGCCGCGATCTTAACAAGTTCCCAGTGTCACGACATTACGCATCTATTCAGCGTCATCTTCTTGCTTGGAATGACGGTGAAGACATTGATCCTGAAAGCGGTTTGCCACACTTGCACCATGCAATGACCCAGCTAATGATTCTAACAGTGTGTCAAGCAGAAGCTACTGCACCCGTTGATGACCGTTTTAGAAAAGATCTAATAGATGAAAATTAAACTAGAGTTAGAACTAGATACTGATAACAGTAAAGACCAAGCTTTTTTGCTAAAGCTAATTGATATGCTTGAAGAATACAAAGGCGAAGAATATGATAATGAATGTGAATAATATCCGCAAATATTTTATTGATGAACTTGCAGCAGAACGCTTTACTGTTGATCGTTCAGGTGCTAAAACAATTGAGATTATAGGTGCTTCATTTATTGCAGATGAACCTGCAATTTTTGGTGAAGTAAATCAAGCTTATGTTGATGCCGAATTAAAATGGTACAAAAGTCAATCAACTAATATTAATACGCTAGGTGAAATCTATGGTATGTCACCTGCTGCTTGGAAATATTCTGCAAATCAATACGGCGAAATCAATTCTAATTACGGTACTATCGTTTATTCAGATAAGTACTCTAATCAATTTGAGAATGCTCTAGCAGAGTTGCTTTGCAACCCAGACTCTCGGCGTGCTCAAATGATTTATAATCGCCCTTCAATCTGGGTTGAGTATAATGAAAATGGTAAGAACGACTTCATTTGTACTAATGCGCAAACCGTGTATATTCGCGATAACAAGCTGCATATGGTATCTCAAATGCGTTCTAACGATGCAGTATTTGGTTACAAAAATGATTATGCTTGGGCACGATATCTAATGCAAGAAATGGTCCAACGTTATAATGAAGAAAATACACACGTTGCTGAGACATTTGGTAACGATGTTCTTTTGACATGTGGCGATTTGCACTGGCAAGTTATGAATTTGCATGTGTACGAACGACACTTTAACTTAGTAAAATAATTATGAATATTTTTATTGATTGCGAATTTAACGGCTTTGGTGGTGATCTTATCTCTATGGCTCTAGTTGCTGATGATGGCCAAGAGTTTTATGAGGTCTTAAATCTTAGCAAAGATTGGGCATACGAAAATTGGGTAGCGGTTAATGTAGTGCCATTTTTAAATAAAGACCCAGTTAGCAAAGATATTTTTCAAGCTAAATTGTGGAAATTTATTAACCAATATAAAGAAGTTCATCTCGTTGCTGATTGGCCTGATGATATTAAATACTTTTGCATGTCGCTTATCACTGCGCCAGGTGTATGTATTAACACACCACCTAAACTAACAATGGAAATTAATCGAGAATTAAGTTCTAAGACTAGTGCTATTCTACACAACGCGTTAGAAGATGCAAGAGCAATCAAACAAAACTGGAATGAATTGCAAAAATGAATACCACAAAATGGGATAATCGTTTTATGGAAATGGCTCGTGTCATTTCTACTTGGAGTAAAGATCCATCTAGTCAAATTGGTGCAGTTGTAGTTAATGACGAGCGTAGAATTCTTGCTACTGGTTATAATGGCTTTCCAAAAGGTATTGCAGATACCGAAGAACGTCTGAATAATAAAGAAGAAAAATACTCTCGTATTATTCATGCTGAAATGAACGCTCTTATGAACGCGTTGTATTCTGGTGTAAGTCTTAAAGACTCTACGTTGTATGTTTATGGTTTGCCTGTTTGTTCTTCTTGCGCGAAATGTGTTATACAAGCAGGCGTTAAACGAGTCGTAATTCCTACTATAAAGACTAATAAAGCTAATTGGCAAGCAGTTTGGGAACAAGAATCTGCTCCTATGTTTGCAGAGAGCGGTGTACAAATTACAATATTAGGTGTATAATATAACATCGGCTTGTAGAGAAGTCATAAATAACTTTATACTCTCAACTATTATTATGAAAAAGGTGAAATATGTCTAAAAAAATCCTCATTACTGGCATGAATAAGTTGCAATGCGCTAGAGACTTTTATGTTAATCAGCAATTGCAAGTTGTTCCATCGCACTATTCTCTTATTCGCTGTCTTGAAGATATGGGTTACGAGGTTGAACAACGACCAGTAAAACTTGGTGAAGACCTCTCTGGTTATGACGATGTTATCGTTTACATCCACAGCATTCAAGCATTTTGCCAATACATTTGGGCTGGTTTGTACGCTGTTAAAGCAAGACCAGATTGTATCATCGCATTTGACGATTGGCAATTCAATCAAATCTTTGGTGCTATTCAAACATACCAAGAAAAAATGGAAGAAAACGACCCAGGTATTTTCCGTGATTACCTCTTTGATCTTTGGCAGGGTGAAGAAGATAAAGCAACAGTCATGTCTTATAAAGATGACTACATTGAAGCTTGTAAAATTATCACAAGCAAAAACAATCGTCTTCTCGTAAGTGCATTTGCTGGTGGCAATCTTGATTTGCTAGACCTCGGTTGGAAAAAAGAAAATGTATATCAATACAATCCTAATCCTTATCACTTGAATCGTCGTGCTGACAATGGTTATGGAACAGATGTTATTGGTCTTGGTAGCTTCTTTGATTCTGCTCCAGTAAAAGAAAAGAAATGGAACTTTGCTTCTTTGGTACAAGAAAAGACCCGTAAGTGGTTGAAGCTTCAACAACCAGAAGGTTGGCAGTGGCCAATTGTTTACTTTGGTGCTAAACGCGGTAAGTATAAATCAGAACGTAAGACTGAACCAGAAATGGTAAAAGTGTTTGAATCGCAATGGGGTTGCTTGATGCCGGGTTATTTCCATGCTGGTTCAGGTTGGTGGCGCGCTCGTCCTTTGCAAGTTGCAGACGCTGGTTCTATTCTTATTGGTGATAAACCTGAAATGATGGTGTACTATAAAGATGAAGCTCTTGCTAGTCTTAAGGTAGCAGATATTGAAGCAATGAGTGATGAACAACTTGTTGCAACTGCTAAAGCACAACGTGACGCTTTGTATGCTAATCATCCTCTTGACAAAAAGGTTCAACAAGCAGAAATTGCAAAGGTTCTTTCAGCATGAATTACTTAGTAGTAGGTGCTGGCTTTTCCGGCGCAGTTATTGCTCGTGAACTTGCTGAAGCCGGACACAAAGTATGGGTAATAGAATCTCGTGATCATGTTGCTGGTAATGCGTATGATTACATTAATGAATATGGTATTCGAGTACACAAATACGGTCCTCATTTGTTTCATACAAATAATAAGGCAGTGTTCGAGTGGCTTAGCAAGTTCACTAAATGGATTCCGTATAAGCATAAAGTAAAAGCTCAACTAGAAGATGGTAGATTTGCCACTCTTCCAGTTAACCGCGAAACTAAAAATATGGTTGGCGAAGAAAACGTTCTTGATATTTTCTTTAGACCATATACTAAAAAGATGTGGGGCGTAGAACTTGACGAACTAAACCCAGAAATTATTAATAGAGTTCCAATTCGTGATGACAATAACGAATTCTATTTTCCTGATGACGAGTTTCAATACATGCCTACAGACGGTTATACTAAACTAGTTGAAAACATTCTACATCACGAAAACATTACTGTAAAGTTAAACACCAAGTATGAACCAAACTTTGAAAAAAATGTTGCTCACTTTGACCACGTTTTTAACTCTATGCCAATCGATCAATATTTCGATTTTAAGCATGGTCCTCTTCCTTATCGTTCGATAAAGTTTGAAACAATAACGTTGCCAATTGGCAAAGCATTACCAACTGCTACTGTTAACTTCACTCATAATGGTCCAAAGACACGAGTTACTGAGTGGAAGAATATTCCTAATCACGGAGACAATAAATATAACACGACGCTCACGTTTGAACAGCCTTGTGACTATGTCGATAATAACTTTGAACGTTATTACCCAGTAAAAGATCGTGATGGTAAAAACCGTGAGCTATATGAAAAATATAAAAATGAACAGCCGGAGAATATGACCTTTATCGGTCGCTGTGGTTTGTATGCATATTTAGATATGCACCAAGCTATTAATTCGGCATTGTCTACAGTAAGGAAATTTTTGGCATGAATGATATTACCCACGCAAGTATTGTACCACTAATAGGTGGAGAAACAATTGCTTCACATAAAGCTTTTGGAAAACCGCCAATGCATCTTATGTCATATGAAGCTTTTGCTGCTAATGACAAACATATTGTAAACTATTACAAAAACGAAGTTCCCTACTACGTACTAGATAAAGGTATGTCTCCGCCTGCTAATGAACGAGCAGATGTGGTTGCATCCGTATGCCCGTGCGCGGGATTGTCTATGATGTCTCATGGTTATGGCGATGATAATGCAAACAATAAATGGCTAACAGAAACTGCTGGATATATTCTTGGTGACTACAAGCCAAAAGTATTTTGGGGTGAAAACGCTCCAGGATTTGCCGGTAAGATTGGTTCAAAAATTCGTAATGAAATGAAGCAAATTGGTAAAGATAACGGTTACACTATGAGTGTGTATCGTACTAAATCATTGTTGCATGGTGTACCTCAAGTTCGTGAACGATCATTCTATTTCTTCTGGCAAGGAACACGAGTTCCAATCTTTAATTACTTTGAACGTGAATATACACCAATTGAAGAATTGATTCGTAATGTAAAAACTACTTTTCAAACAGAACCAATTTGCAATAAAAAACCTTCCGATAATCCGTATTACAAATATATTCTTGAAGTGATTCATGGTGGCATTAGTCACAAAGAACATGCTGCTGCGATTGATCCTACATCGGCGCGCGGAATAGATGCTTTTTCTTATATTGAACGTGCAGGACATACGTATTTGCAAGTAGCAAAATGGATGCAAGAAAACGGATTTGAAAGAGAAGTAGAAAAATGTTTGTACAAGAATGAGAAGCTTGCTGGTGGTGGAAGCATTATGCGCCGCGGTGTTATCATTCCAAAAGATCGTATTGGTGCATTCGTTGGGCATTATCCTATAATGCTTACGCATCCTGACGAAGACAGATTCATTAACTATCGTGAAGCCATGTCAATTATGGGTTTGCCAGAAGACTTTGAATTAGTTGATGCTAATCCTAAAGTAGCTAATCACATATGCCAAAACGTTCCAGTTCAAACTGCAACAGACATGGCATCAGAAGTTCTTGCTGTGTTAAAAGGCGAAAGAATAATGGTTGACACAGACTACATTGTGCAGTATAATGGTACTAAGAAGATGGAATATGAAACAAAGGTTGATACGTTGGAGGCATTTTTCGGATGAGTACACATTTTATTATTGATTTTGAAACAATTGGACAATGCTCTCGCGAGATTCCTGCTATTGATTGTGCTTATATTACGTTTCAATGGGAACGATTTACAGAAAATCCTTACTCCTTTAAAGAGTTAGTGCATAATATGCAGCAAGCTAAGTTTGATATCAAAGATCAAATGATTAATCATGGCTGCAAATATAACCAGCGTGACTTACAATGGTGGTTAGATCAGCCAGCAGAACTAAGAAAAAATCTTAAGCCGTCTGCAGATGATTTAACAGCAAGTCAATTTATGGAAAAGCTAATTGATTATTTGCGAGCTGCTGGTAAAGTAGATTACTGGTGGTCACGATCAAATTCTTTTGATCCAGTTATTCTAGATCGAATAGCACAAAACGCAAACAAAACTTCTTTGCTTGGCGAGCACTTAAAATACTGGGCTGTAAGAGATACTCGCACCTTCATTGATGCAAAATTTGATTTCAATACACCCGGTGGCAATGGATTTGTTCCCGTATCCAATTTACAAAAATGGGAACAAAACTTCAGTAAGCATAATAGTAAACATGATGTTGCAGCAGATATTCTGCGACTACAAACTATTGTAAGAGCAGAAAACGATTTGGAGCAAATTGAAATATGAAAATTCAAACATCAGTTGAAGAAATTAGAAAACATAAAATCTTTGTAGGTACGCCAATGTATGGAGCCCAGTGTACAGGTTCATATACAAAGGCATCTGTAGATTTAGCTACGATGTGTGCAGCAAATGGAATTGGTATTCATTTCTATTATCTGTTTAATGAGAGTTTGATTCAACGAGCTCGTAACTATATTGCAGACGAATTCCTTAGATCAGATTGTACGCATCTTTTGTTTATTGATGCAGACATCGGATTTAATCCTCGTGATGTTCTTGGTTTGCTTGCAGTACAAATCTCAGATCCAGAAAAGTATAACATTGTAACTGGTCTTTATCCTAAGAAAACTATTGCTTGGGAAAAAGTTCAAAAGGCTGCAGCGGCTGGTAAGGGTGACGAAAATCCATTTGATTTAGAACAATACACTGCTGATTATGTTTTTAATCCTGTTAATAGAGTAAGCTCATTTAACATTAGCGAGCCATTAGAAATTGGAGAAGGTGGAACTGGCTTTATGCTTATCCCAAGAGCAACGTTTGAGAAATTTGCAGCAGCTTACCCTGAACTAAGCTACAAACCAGATCATGTTCGTACTGAACAATTTGACGGTAGTCGTGAAATTCACGCCTATTTTGATTGCATTATCGACCCAGAAACTAAACGTTATCTATCAGAAGATTATTTCTTCTGTAAGAAAGCTCGTCAAGCTGGAATGCAAATCTGGACATGCCCGTGGATGCAACTACAGCATATCGGTTCTTATATTTTTAAAGGATCTTTAGCTCATATTGGTAGCCTTGGAATTACAGCAACGGCAGATAACTCAAGCCGAAAGAAAAATTATGGCAAAAAGGATAAATAATATGTTGACATTTGCAGTAAATCGTGTTATAATAGATAAATAAACAGTGAACAAAGGAACCCTATATTATGAAATTTTCTGAACGTACCCTCACAATTCTTAAAAGTTTTTCGAGTATTAATAAATCCATCTTGATGAAAGAAGGTAATATTCTTAAAACTGTCACACCTGAAAAGACGCTAGTAGCAACTGCGAGAATTCCAGACACTATTCCTTCACAGGCATGTGTTTATGATTTGTCTCGCTTTTTGTCCATCTTGAGTCTTTACAAAGATCCAGATGTTGAATTCCATGATCGGTACTTTACTATCGCATCGGGTAAACAGCGCACTAAGTATGTTTATGCCGATATTTCTATGATTCATGCAGCACCAGAAAAAGACATTAAGTTGCCTTCAGAAGATGTTGTTGTAAATGTTTCGTGGGAAGATCTCCAATCTGTTATTAAAGCAGCAGGTGTTCTACAATTTCAGGAAGTTGCTTTCGTAGGCGAAGACGGTAAAATTTACTTGAAGGCTATCGATGGCGGCAATGAAAATTCAGATGATTATGGTGTTGAAATTGGCACTACATCTGATACATTTAAGATTATTGTTAAAACCGATAATCTTAAACTCTTGCCTCAGGACTATAAAGTTACGCTTTGCGCAAAGGGTATCTCTGAGTTTAAGAGTGAAGACGTCACGTATTTCGTGGCAATTGATACTAAGTCGACTTATAAAAAAGGATAAATGAAAATGAGTGATCAAGAACAAAAGCAAGCACCGGTACAAATTACTTTGCAAGACATCGCAACTGTTGTACAAATGATCGACGTTGTTTCACGTCGTGGTGCATTTGAAGGTAATGAGATGGCAGGTTTGGGCATGCTTCGTAATAAGCTTGAAATGTTCCTCCGTCAGAATCAACCGCAAGGTGAAGCAGCACCGCAAGGCGAAATGCCAGCGAATGTTCCACCAAGCGCACCAATGGCAGACAAAGTTAAGAACTGATACTAGGCAGCCACCTAGAACGAACGATGCAGGCTCTCGTTGCTAAACAAACCTGCACTTATTATTATATTATGAAGGTGACTACATGTCTATTGATGCAAAAGCAAATGAAGTATTGTGGGTCGAGAAGTATCGTCCGCAAAAAATTGATGACACAATCCTTCCTGAAAAAACCAAAATCGCTTTTAAAAAATTCGTTGAGGACAAAAGTATCCCCAACTTGTTGCTTACCGGCACAGCAGGTGTAGGTAAAACAACTATCGCAAAAGCCATGCTTGAAGAGTTAGGCTGCGACTATATTGTTAAGAATGGTTCTCTTAATGTTAATATCGATACACTTCGATATGAAATCTCTACATACGCGTCTTCAATGTCTTTGTCCGGCGGCCGTAAATATGTTATCTTTGATGAAGCAGATTATCTAAACGCTACATCAGTTCAACCTGCTTTGCGCAACTTTATTGAAGAATACTCTTCTAACTGCGGTTTTATCTTTACGTGTAACTTTAAAAACCGTATCATTGAACCACTTCGTTCTCGTTTGTCTGAAGTAGACTTCACTATTGAAACATCTCAGCGCCCAAAGATGGCTATGCAGTTTTTCAAACGTGTATGTGCTATCCTTGAAAATCAAAGTGTTGAATATGACAAACCAGTTATTGCAAAAGTTATTGAACGACACTTCCCAGACTTCCGTCGTGTATTGACTGAGCTGCAAACATATGCATCTTCTGGTCGTATTGATGAAGGTATCTTTGTTAATCTTAAACAAGAATCTATGGATGAATTGTTTAAACTTCTTAAAGAAAAGAACTTCACCGGTATGCGTAAGTGGGTTGCTACTAATTCAGATCAGGACATGAATGAAATGTTTCGTCGTATCTATGATATGTCAACCGACAAAGTTCAACTAAAATCTATGCCAGGTTTTGTAGTCACACTTGCAGATTATATGTACAAATCAAACTTTGTTGCCGATCTCGAAGTTAATATGGTTGCATTCTTGACTGAAGTCATGATGGAATCAGAATACAAATAAAGGAAGCATATGTCACTTGATTTTCTACCAATTTTGTTTGGTCTTTACTTGTTAATTTTGGTCGCTTTTATTGTATGGGAATCTTTTGTTATGACTGAATATAAAAAAGATCGTCAACGTAAAGGCCTCACAGATTACTACGACAATCCTATTGAAAAAAATGATCGAGCAGATTAAAAACCTTTTTACAAAAAGCACTGTTGAATGCTTTTATTGCTTTAAAACAGTTGACAAGAAAACTGCTTTTAGTGTAAAATTAAATACTGCAGAAGGCCCGCATACTATTATGGCATGCCCAACTTGCGCCAATGATGTTAATGATGTATTAAAAGCTATTGAGGAAGTAAAAAATGACAGTGCCAATTGAAAGAACAAACGCAGTTGTATGGACACACGATTTTTTAGTAGAACTGCTTGATCCAAAAGTAACACCACGAGTACCAAAACGTATTCGTGATCAAGCTCGTCGTTTGCTAAGACACTATCCATCTAAATTTGAAATGGATGTTATTGCTGATCGTGAAGACCTTACACCGCCAGCTATTGCAATGAAAATATTTGGAAAGGGTTATTCATAATGTCTAAAGATATTAGCCCATTTGATTTCATGAGTGCCGTTTCTGAAACTAAAGAAGATTTAATTGGCAATCACGAAGCACCAGCGCTTGCTGAAAAGCAATACAACGCTTATATTATTAATCGTGGTTTTGCAAACTTCGAAGATACAATTTTGCATGCAAATGAAATGAATCAGCGCGCCCATTTGTTTGACGCTGCGCAATTTGATTATTACAGAGGAGCGCTACGCAAGCGTAAACGTTTTTCTAAATGGCCTAAAGCAGAAAAGAGTGTAGATCTAGACGCGATTCAACACGTGTATTCTTGCAATCGCACTGTTGCAAAGCTATATCTTAAAGCATTATCGAAAGAAGACCTTGTTATTATTCATGAAAAGCTTGTTACAGGCGGAGTTTCAAAATAAAATAAATATGTATTGATGGTCATGGTGGGCATCGTGAACAATAATAACATAAAAAATAAGGTGCTGTCGTTATGCAAAATGAGGACATTTTTAAAGGAGTTGGTGTCGAGGTTTCTCTTCCTTCTCCTGATAGTTTCTTGAAAGTAAAAGAAACACTTACTAGAATTGGCATTTCTTCGAGAAAAGAAAAGAAGTTATATCAAACTTGTCATATTCTACATAAGCAAGGAAGATACGCAATTCTACATTTTAAAGAATTGTTTATATTAGACGGAAAGACGAACACGTTTACTGAAGAAGACATGGCAAGACGTAATACTATTACTAATCTTGTCGATGAGTGGGGATTGGTTACTGTCACACATCCAGGTGCATCAGAAGAACCAGTCGCTCCGTTGAATCAAATTAAGATTTTATCTCACAAAGAAAAATCTGAATGGATTTTAGAGGCTAAATACAACATTGGGAAAAAGTGATTATGAATGTATATAAAGTGAATGAAGCAGCAGAACTACCTGAATACGCAACAGCCGGATCAGCTTGTTTTGATATTAAAGCATGTATTATTAATGGTCAACGTTTACGATCGTTTAACGCTTTTAACAAAGAAATGGTGATTGTTGTAAAAGGTGTCGGTGGAGCACGAGACGCTTTTCAACTGCCACCCGGTATTCGAGTACTAGTACCAACAGGTCTCATCTTCGATATTCCTCAGGGTCATGTTATGAAGATGTTTATTCGTTCTAGTCAAGCGCTTAAAAAAGGTTTGACGATGGCGAATGGTGTTGGCATAATTGATTCTGACTACGTAGAAGAATCATTTATGATGCTACAAAACATGTCAGACAGTATGGCAACAATCGAAAACGGAGAGCGCATTGCTCAGTGCTTAATTGAGAAAACTCTTCGTACAAAAATTGCAGAAACAAAAGAAAAACCTGTGCAAAAAACTGATCGCGAAGGCGGATTTGGCAGCACGGGTGTATAAATAATAGTGTAGGAATGCTTCGGGTTCCTACGTTATTTAAACCGCCGGTTAATAACGGCACAACTTAATCTTGCTTAATAAGGAGATAGCAAAATGACTAGCACAGCCACGCGTAGAATCAACGCGGATCTATTGAATGATCCATTCTTTATTGGATTTGATAATCTTTTTAACAAAGTATCAAAGCCCACGATTCAATCAAATTATCCCCCATACAATATCATCAAAACAAAAGAAAATTGGTATGAGCTGCAACTTGCAATTGCTGGCTTTAAAATCGAAGATCTTGATATTGAATTTAAAGATGGTGTCTTAACTATCAGGGGTAATAAAACAGACACTACTCAAGAATATATCCATAAAGGTATTTCAACTAGATCGTTTGAGCGTAGCTTTACGCTTGTAAATACAATCTTGGTAAGAGCAGCAAATCTTGCAGATGGTATCCTTACTATTCAGCTCGAGAACATAATCCCAGAAGAAAAGAAGCCGCATAAAATTGTGATTGGCTCTAGCGGTACGTTAGCGCATGCCGTACTCAACGGATAAATAAAACTAGGAGGGTGAAATGCCCTCCATTTCATACACACAACACAAAAGGAAAAATATGTTTTCAATGTTCGCACCATACCTAACGCTAGAAGCTCATATCGAAGCGTTTCAAACAACTAAGCGCGGTTTAACGGATAAAGTTATTACTGATCCTACGTTAAACAAAGCCGCTCACGATTTTATTAATGCGCAAACAGTTTTTGCTAAAATGCTAGCAAAAAACTTTACTGATCTTGCTAAATATTCTGTTGATTCATACGCTACTAAACTATTCCCACAACCTAAAGCAGAAGGAACCATTTAATGTTTAATCCCATTAAGAATTTCTTTATTCACCTCTTAGAAGTGATGCAAGAAACCCGCGCTGGAATGCGCAAAGCCCGTCACAAGTAATTGTGGCATCATTACACACAACACAGGAGACTATTATGTCAAACAAAAACCCTTTCGAAATTCGCACAGAAATCCTTGCAATGGCTAAGGAATACATGGATCGTCAACAAGAACTTAACATGCAGTTTGCGCATCGTGCATATGAAGCCGCGCTTGATGCTGGAAAGGTTAATGCTGAAACGTGGAAAGAATTTATACCGGCTCAATACTCTATTGAAGAACTAACTAAGAAAGCTCAAGAGCTTTATGGTTTTGTTTCTAAGAAAGACTAATCATGTGGCCAGTATCAGATGAAGAATGGGAAGCTTGGTTTAACCAACCTTCTAAATAAACTAAGGGAGCTCAAAGCTCCCTTTTTTATTAATTGTATGCGTTAGTTAATCCATACGGTAGCATAGATGGTCCTATACCCACTCCACCTCCGCCACTAATACTTAATTGATTAACACTTGAACCACCATTTGTTAAATTAATAGATGATGGCGCACTAACCGGTGCATTAATAATCACTGCTCCTCCACCGCTACCATTGCCTGCTACAGTATTTAAACCATTTTTACGATTAGTACTGCCGCTTACCATACTTTCTGGTGTATCAGTTAATACAAAAGCACCAGGTTTAAGAATTTCATCATTTAAAGCTGCTTGACGAGCAGCTTCAGCTTTCATATAAGCTTCTCTTTCGCCAGGTTTTTCTACTATGCTACCGCGGCCACCCATAGCAGTTCCAGTAGACACACTAGCTTTTGGTGTACCATCTGGATTGTGTGTTTCACTGTATTGAGCATTCCAGTCTGCATAAGCTTTTGCTCGTGCACCAAAGCCTTTTGTACCGGGGTTCAATGGTTTTTCAGGTCTAGCATTAACTTTATCTAAATACTGATCTATACCAATTTGTCTATTTCTCTTATCAATGTCTTCTTGTGAAGGTTCGCCTTCTTCAAATGCCCATTTTGCAATATACTCGCCTAGCAACTCTCCGCCTAGAGCTCCTAGTCCAGCACCAATTACACCAAAAATTAACGAACCCCACGGCCCGCCGAATGCACCAATAATTGCGCCGGCCGTGCCGCCAACACCAGCACTCATCATTGATGCTAGGAAACCGGCGACTGCTGCTTGCTTGTCTTTTTGAGTTGAGTTAGGATTATCTATTAGTCCAACAAGCTGAGTGAACTGATAAGCTGTAAATCCGATACCCAATGCGCCAAGTCCTTTAACAATTTTATTAGCCACCTTTGACATTTTAGGATCTGCGGCTGAACTAGCTGCAGATGTAGATGTAGCACCTGGAGATGGAGTAATACTAACAGGGCTTTTCGGAGTAGGCAAAAATTTACCTGTTTTAGGATCGCGCATTCTGCCCGTTTTAGGATCAATTTTAGGCTGCTCAGCGGTTTTACCTGGAGCACCCGGCGTACCTGGAGCTGGTGCTCCTGGCGCACCCGACGGCGGTGCTCCTGGCGCACCTGGCTTTTGCCCTGCCGGTGGTGTAGCTGTTGGAGGTACCGGTACCTTTGGGCCTTTATTCATTGCATTTATTATCGCTGCAACTAAATTAGCAAGTCCACCCAAGCCACCAAAACCTATTAAACCTGCTAGCCCAGCAAGCATAGCTAAAGGCGTACCGTAGTCTTTTAAAAAATTGTTTATAGAAGCAGAAAAATCAGTAATGCTTTTTCCAATCCCGTCAATACTAGTTTGTAATCTAGCAAGCGTACCTGGAAAATCGGATAATGCTGAACCTATTCCGGGTAGACTCTTAGCAAAAGGACCAATGTTCTTTTCAAACTCTGTAAATCCACCACCAGTTTTTTCGTCAATAAAACCTTTTAGAAAATTGTAACCTACAAATAAACCTGCGCCAGCTAGCGCAAGATTTTTAAATGATAGTGCGCTACGAATAGCGTCACCCATAGCGTTGATTTTTTTGTTTTCTGATTCTGTTACTAATTTGCTCTTTGACTCGTCGTCATCTTTTTCAAATTTAGTTTGCTTTGGTTCAATTTCTTTAAATTGCTCCTGTGTTTCAGCTTTCTCAGCCGCTTCTTTAGCTAAGTTAGTTTGAACTTTTAGAACTTCGGCTTGTGTAGCTATGTTAGTAGAAATTGTTTTAAAAATATCTTGGAATTTACTCAACTCAATTTTCACAGAACGTATCGAATTAGTCCCACTATTTCTATTGAGATCACCTTCTCTTTTAAGTCTATCGACTATTGCTAATGCGTCTGCTGATAATTCTGCCATTTGTTAAATTCCTATTTTTCTTTTTGTTTTTCTATCCAGTCAACAATCATACCAAAATAAAGATCTCTTTCGTACGGTAACATATTTTCAATTTCAGATATTGAATACTTATGATGCTGAGCCATAGCGAACACCATCTGATAATATTCGCCCAAGTTTATATGGCACAACGTTACATAAAAAAAGTTCGCATTCCTTCAATGACAAATGTTTGTTCCTTACCTTCTTTATTTTTGTATTTTAATTCGTGTCTTAATCGTGGCATGGTTTCAAAAAATGTTTGAATATGCTTTACTACCTCGCCAGTTACGCCTTCCATAAAAGCGTCAACTTCTTCTGGTTTGTAATCTTTAAAATAATGAATCTCGTCTTCCGATGCAACATTATCTAAACATGAAACCATGATATAGTAATTAACTAATGGATCTGTCGCGTCCATATTTGAAATATCGATATATTGATCAATCGACGGATATCTTAAAAATAACGTGTACTCTTCGTTAATTTTAATTTTATTAGTATGATCTTTATCTTTTACTAGTTGAATATTTTCAATGTCTAGTTCTAAAGTTACTGACTCTTTTGTGTCTGGATCCCTAACATTAAAGGTCATAGTATTATCTACTGATCTAGATCTTAGAATAAGCAAAACATATTCTAAGTCAAACATTGCCAGATTACTAATGTCTTTGTCTATTAAACAATTATTAACAACTTGCTTGGTTGCTAAAATTTCTTGTTGCGCATCTTTTGATTCCTGAGCAACTAAAAGAATCTTTTCTTCTTTAACGGTAAAAGGACGATATTTAACCTTCTCACCAGTTGAAGGTAATTCTAATTCAAAGATCGGTAAGTCAATCTTAGGTAAAGCCATAATTTATTTCTCCATTATTTAAAAAAGTGTTTTGATTCTACGAACATTGTTATTCACTATAGTGTATTTGTTAACAGCATCTTGAATAGATTGTGGTACTAAGTCTTGTCCAATCAATTGTCCTACAGCACCAATTCTGTTAATTAGTCCTAACAAGCCATTACCTCTTCCAAAACGAGCAGTAGGAGAACCTATTCTTTCTCCGGTGTATTGAATTCTATCGTATTGAAAACTTACTGGTAGTACGCTAAAAGAATCGTTGTTTTCCCAAGCTAAATCTACGTCACCAATCGACATAGGATACGCGTTATCTAAAATAACTTCGTAGTATTGACCTGACACATCATAGTTAGTAGAGTATTGGCGAATGATAATACGACAAGAATAATCATCTTTATAACCAATTTCGTGTGGTAATTTACCATTTACTTCTGAAAAAGAACCAGCTGATGTACCATAGTTTACAATGTTTTGCGCCCAAGAATGGAAAAACGATAGTACTTGATGATCAGAGTCTAACATAAAAATAGCAGCAAGCGGCTCTGTGTTAACAGTCATTGGCTGCATTCTACGAGCCTGCGCCACGTGTTCGCTTGATGCCGAGTTAAATATAATACCCGGGATGGAAGCATTTTTGCAAAAGAAAATTAGATCTCTAGAGTTAGTTCGTGATCTAACATTTCTAGGTCTTATGATTTGGACTTCAAACAACGAACCACGCGCCGGTCCACCAAACCAGTCTAGCTGTGCTTTAAATTCGTTTATTCTAAATGCCATTATTGTCCTCTTACGATTTTTCTAGAATCAGCATATACTTGTGATGCAGTAGCTCCAACAAATTTCTGAGTTGGTAAGAACAACGCAATATCCCATTCAGTAGGATTAATATACGCTGGTTTACTTCTTACATGTGCATTCAAATAATGTTTAATACAGGGTTGAAATTCTTTAAATTTAGCAGCACTGTTTAAAATTTTATATGATGCAGTTAGTCTTGTAGTCTCATCGAAGTTTTTGTTGTTTAACACGGTATACAATTGATCCATTAATTTTGCTCTTAAAATCGGTGGCAAATAATGCATATTGATCCCAAGGAAACCACCCTTTGCCTTATTTATTGGAAATATTAATGGAAATCTATCGTAGTATGGTAATGTGTCTTTATGTTTTGGGTCATAAGAAAACAAATACATGTTACCCATTCTAAATCTATCGTCTTGAGTACGATTAGTGTCGCCTGCTAACTCTTTAATAAGTCTATCACCTTGAGATCTATTTCTAGAAGTTCTAGTAATGCCTTTAGCTTGTTCACGATACCATTCTCTCGCAGCAGCAGATCGTGCAGGAACTTGTCCAGCACGAATACCTCTTAAAAGAATCTCATCAAATATTGCCGCCATTTATTTTATTCCTAGTTGATCTTCTGTATAAATTTGAAATTCCCAACCCTTTGCAGCGCAATACGATGTAGCTGCTTTCCATTTTGCGTCATTTATGCCCCAGGTTTTAACTTCGTTAATATACTTTCTTGAAGCTCTACCTTTTTCTGTTCTGCTTTTACTTATGTCGGGCGGCCTAGTTTGATACTTAGGCTTAATTTCAATCATTAGCGTTTTAGCGCTGCCGTCCGGCATTTTACTGTGTACTACTACGTCTGGAAAATATCTATGTCTTTTACCATCTATAGGTGATAAGTAAGGTACAATAACTTCTTCAGACTGCCACCAAATAACATCAGGGTGCACATCCAAGTATCTAAAGAATTTAAACTCCCACATGGAGCGATAAATAACTCTGGTTGGATCACCCTTGTATTTGTTTGGATTTTTCGGTTTAAACCTTCCGCTGTATGCCAAACTTCACCCCATAATTTGTTATAAATAGAAATATAAATTATTTATAAGGAAAAGGTAGACGCCTCTCATGTCATTCTTTCGCACCAATACTAGTAGACCAGAGTCATTCCGTCAGAAGTTTGAAAGAGCAGATGCGTCCAATGGAGCCTTTGTGAGGTTTCCAGATAAGCCGTTTCCACATACAATGCTTTTGGTTTTTGAAGAATATGATTATAAGAATTTTGCTAGCTTTAAATCGTTGTTAACTAACGAAGGATACGGTCGTGGTAACAGCACCTTTGGAATTTCTGCTAATAGACAATCAGGCGTTAGTTTAAGATCTGTAAAGTCAATTGAATTACCTTTTCCAAAACAACTACAAGATTCTAATGCTTTGATAGTCAATGGATTTCAAAGAGATCCACTAATCGAAGGTTTAACACAGCAAATAAACAACTTTACTAAAAGTGGTCAAGGAACACTTGGAGATATTCCGGGACAGATTCAAGCTGCAGGCGCAGCAACAGCTAAAGCGCTTGGCGGTTTGATGAGTGGCGGTGGCAATGCAGGTGCAGCAATTCAAGAAGCTGCTCGAGCAATTGGAGGGACGTCTACAGCAGATGCTGCTAGTGCCTCAATGTATTTGCTAAGAAAAATTCTTCCTGACGCTATTGGAAGATCTGTAAACCTTGCAACTGGTCAAGTTTTAAATCCAAGAGAAACATTAGCATTTGAAGGTGTTCAATTAAGACAACATCAGTTTAACTGGGATTTGTATCCTAACAATCCGCAAGATTCAGCTAGAATACAAGAAGTTATTAACATGTTTAAAAAATCGGTACTTCCTGTTACACAAGATCTTGGTACTGGCGCAGCAGGAATAGCAGAAGCATTTTTACGTTACCCTCACATCTGTAAAATATATTTACTTGGTGTAGATACAGAATACTATATGAAATTTAAACCCGCAATGATTACAAGCTTTAACGTTGATTATGGTGCTGGTGGTACATTAGGTATCATGCAAGGTGGCCGTCCAGCTGGCGTTAATATTGCAATATCACTACAAGAATTACAAATTGAAACTGCTAATGATTACGGCGCACTTTCACCAGATGCTGCTAAAGGTATTCCGCCGCAGTTTGTACCACCACAGGCAGGTGAACTATGAGATACTTTGAAAACTTTCCAACTATAGATTATGAAGGACAAAAGGTAAAAGACATTACTCGCAGAAGTTCTTTTACTGAGTTTGTTTCCGCTAATCCAATGCTGTATTTGCCTTTCACTATCAAAGAAGGCGAAAGACCAGAAGATATAGCAAACTATTATTACGGTTCAACAGATTTTACTTGGCTTGTTTATATGTCGAATAATATCATCGATCCTTATCATCAATGGCCAATGGCTGAACAAGACTTTAATAATTATTTAGTTGCTAAATATTCTGAAGAGTCTGGCAGAGTTGGAGAAGAAGTGGTAGAATGGACTCGCGAAGACAACGGTGATAATATTATATACTATTACAGAGAGGTTTGATAAATGGCTATTGATATTATTAAACTAGCACCAGAATCATTTAGGACAATTTATCTTCGTAAAGAAGATCGTGTTATTTTACGCACAGAACAAGGTCGTAAAATTATTATTAAGCGTATCATTCCAGATGAATGGCGCGAGTGGAAAGTATACGATCAAGAAGTTGCTATGAATGATAATAAAAGAGAAATATTTCTTATTGATAAAGCGTATTTGCCTATTATTACTAATGAATTTGCAAGAAAAATAAGAACTAGCTAATGTCAGACTTTAATCCATCAGTTTGCGAAATACAAAAAGCGGAAATTATTTCGTATAACAATACAACAAAAAGAGATATTACTTCAAACTTTATTGGAAGGTTTGAAATAAATCAATCTATGGACGCGGTTGCGTACAGTGGGTGGTTGTTTGTTGTTGATACTATCGGTATTCTTGATGGGCTGCCAATTAGAGGAGAAGAAACTCTAAACCTTTGGTTAAAAGGTATGGACCTTGGAACTGAAGTTAGATTATCTACAAGAATTCATAAAGTTTCAGATATTACACCAACACAAAGTTCTAATGGTGTAACATATAAGTTGCATTTTGTTTCAAAGACTACTTTTAATTCTACTACAAAAAGAGTTACCGAAGCACATGTTGATACTGTTAGCACTATGGCTTATAAAATGTTTAATTCGTATTATGCTAAACTTGGCTTTGGCACTTCTAAGCGTGATAATGACGGTAAGAAATTGTTACCTTTTAATAGTTATCGTTATCCTATTATTGATGAGCCGACAAGACAATTTATTGTCCAGCCAACTTACCCATCAACAAATTTAATTATCCCAAGATTAACTCCGTCTGAAGCAATGTTCTTTGTTGCTGCTCGTGCGTATAATCCGGACACTCCTTCTCAAACCTTTAGATTTTTTGAAACTTTAGAAAATTATTATTTTTGTACTGATGAGTATTTCTTAAAAGGTATCACAGCCGAGGATGTAGTCCCAATGTATTATGCACCAATTGTTTCTTATGACGCAGTTAACGCAGCAGGTCAGCTAAACAGAATAGAAACATTGCACGTATTATCAAAAGGTATTGATACATCTACAGACTTATTTTCTGGTTCTTACAGAAACGAAGTTGTTGAAATAGATTTTATTAGACGAAGATTAGATATTAGTAAGTTTAATTATGACGATGCTCGATACATAGACATGACCGGAACTACTAAGTCTATTAGTAATAATCCACACACTGAGCAATTTAGAAAAGACACTTTTACTGAAAATAATGCTAGACGCTTTATGATTTTCAGAAACTATACAAGACAAGGTGATATGGCTTCAACTTTACGAGCTGACGAAAAGCTTGCTGAAATTGTGCATAATAGAGTTTCATATTATCATCACTTAAATAATACTTCAGTAATGGCAGGATTAAAAGGTAGACTAGATATTAGACCTGGAATGATTGTAGATTTACAAATTAAAAATTTAGATGGTATTAGTGCTAGTATTGGTATTAACCAAACTATGTCTGGAAGATATTTAGTGCAAAGCACGATGCATAGCAGAGATGATGAAGGAACTTTAAATACCATGTTAAAGATGGCTAAATTTGATTGGAGTGCACAAGCACAAACAAAGATTGCAGAGAGCGCAGATGCTCCTAGGAGTACATAATGTTTGAAACTGGAATTGGAATTAAAAATCCGTTATTCTTTATAGGTGTTATAGAAAATAACGTAGATCCTCGTTTAGAAGGACGAGTGCAAGTACGAGCATTTGGTATACACGGCACTAACAAAGAAATACCTAGAGAATCTTTACCTTGGGCTGTAGTATCACAAGGCAATTATGACGCTAATAATATTCCTAGAGTAAACGCTTGGGTGTTTGGAGTATTTTTAGACGGCAGAGATGCACAAACACCAATGGTCTTAGGTCTAATACCAACACAATTTGCAGATCCGGTAGATCCCGATAAAACTGGTTGGGGTTGGATTCCAGATACAGATGGCGAGTTACTTGCTCGTGGATCAGATCCTGAAAACTTTGGTCAGCCGCAACAATCAAGATTACTACGCGGTGAAGATATTCAAGCAACTCACGTATTACAACACGAAGCCGGCAGAACATTAAATGTTAAAACTGCGGCGGGCGACACTTGGGATGAACCAGGTTCTGCTTTTAATACACAATATCCGCACAATAAAGTTATTGAAACCGCGTATCACAGTATTGAATTAGATGATACTCCTGGTGGAGAAAGAATTACCATCTTTCATAAGTCAGGATCTTATGTACAAATTGATTCTCGTGGTACTGTTACAGAAAAATCAACTGGTGATAAATTTGAAGTAATCGACAGAAAACAACACGTTGTCGTTAGTGGATCAAGCACTGTTACAATTAATGGCAATAGTTATGTGTATGTTAAAGGTAACAAGATAGAAGAAATTGAAGGTGATTTACAAACTAAAGTACACGGCAATCATTTGCTTTCAGTTGGTGGTCAATCAACTATTAACGCGTCTGAGCAAGTTCAAGTACGAGCAGCTGATATAAGAATTGAAGCAAACGTTGGCACAATGTCTGTTAACGCTGCAAAAGAATTAAATATTTCCGCTGGTGGCTTCGAAGGTATTGTTCCAAAATACGGCGCAATTTCTGTTAAAGCAGAAAAGATTATGATTGACGCAACTGATAAATTGCACTTGCGCGGCAACACTCAAGTTAATATTCAATCAGTAGCTGAAATGAATTTATCTGCTATTACAATAAATCAACTTTCGGCAAATTGGTCTGCGCACAGCAGTTTAGCTACAAAAATTTCTTCTACATTAACTACAGATATTAGTGCAGGCATTGATCTTACAATTGGTGGTACTGTACAAACAAATATTAGTTCTGCATTTGTTAATATTGGTGAGTTTGTTAATCTTGCGCCTGTTACAACAGTTTTACCTCCAGTGCCTGCAGGATTAACAGTGGTACCGAAATTTTTAATTCCACCTGTTTTACAAAAGCCTTTTATTCCTCAGTCTCCATATCCCGAACTTGCTTTTAGAGCAGATAAAGTACAAGCGCCTGAGCCAGTTGCTAAATCAACATCTATTGTTCCTGCAGTTGAACCCGGTTCAATGGGCAGTAGTGGTTTTTCTGCTAATGATCACGACGGCGAAGGTTGCAATAATCCAGCGCTAATTGTTCGTATTCCTAATCCTTCTTCTAACATAGTAACATCTTCAGCACAAGGCGCTCTTGCGCCATTACTTGACTTTATTGGAAATAAAGAATCAAAAGGATACGACGATATTAATGGATTAGTTTCTAGATCTAGATATCCAACTAAGAAACTAACACAAATGACTATGAAAGAAATTCTTGATTGGCAAGAGAGCATTGACAAATTTCAAGATTCAGAGGCTGTTGGTAGATATCAAATTATGGAAGATACTTTGCGCGGATATAATAACGACAAAACTAAAGGTTCAGAAAAAGATTCGCTTTATGCAAAAGCTGGTTTAAGTTCTGGCTCTTTATTTAGTCCAGAAAATCAAGACAAGTTAGCAACATATTTAATACAGTCAGAAGGATTAAATAAATTCTTAAGTGGAGAAATTTCTAGAGAAATATTTGCTAACAAACTTGCCAGCGTATGGGCAGCATTACCACTTGTAGATGGTCCAAATGCTGGTAAAAGCAATTATAACGGAGACAGAGCTGGTAATAAAGCAACTGCTACAATTCAATCATTCTTAGATGTACTTGATAAAGTAAAATCTGGATATGCGGCAAATAATGGGAGTAGAAGATAATGAAATGTACATGCCAACCAGGAAAAGGCCTTTGCTTTAGTTGCTTAAGTCCTATAGAAGAAAGAAATTTTGTAAAGGCTGGTTCTCCAGTTAATGGCAATGGTGAGTTAACTCTTAATCAAATTGATATTTTTGAAGAGCAATTTATATCTACTATTGTTGCTGACACAGAACAAAATCCATTGTCTTTAGCAGTAAAACAATATGGAAATACTTTTTATGACGTAACAAATGCTATCAATAACGACTTTTTAAAGAGAGCCTTTATTGCTGAAAGAATACCAGAATACCCAATATTATCTGAAAGATTAAAGAGGGGCGCAATCACGCCTTTAGAATTTGCTGCTTTTATTAAAGAAAGTAACTATACGCCAGCTGCCGCAATCGTATCGTCTAACGCTAATGGTCCAAGATTTCTAAATGAACTAGAAGCGTTTTATAATGGAGACTTTTCTGTTAGTATTCTTGGTGGTTTTTGTTCTTTGATGACAAATATATTTGGTGTAATTAATGCTTTCTTTGATTTGGTTGATACACTTAATGCGCTATACGAAGATGCGTTGAAGTTTATTGAAAAAATTAAAAACATTGAAGACGCGATTAAAGCTGCTTTTGAAAAACTAAAAGTAAAAGCTTTAATTGAAGCAATTAAAAAGAAAATAGTTGATATGATTGAGCAAGCAATCATAAAAGTTTGTATGGCAATCTCTAACTTTAGTGTTGAATCAATTACCGGCCCAATTACTAGCGCAGTCGAATCAAGAATTGTTGTTAAAGTTGAAGAAGAAAAAGCTACAATAGGCGAATTTTGTAATGTGGAAAATATTAGAAGACTTGTAGCAAAAATTAAAAGACTAATTGATTACGCAGTAAGTTTGTTTTCAAATCCTTCATTCGAAGAAATTCAATTTTTAATTGCGCGTCTTTGCGCACTAGCAACCGGTCTTGAAGGTTTGTTTAAAGGTCTAAAAGCTCCGCTTAATAATTTTGGCAATAGATATGACGAAGTTTTTAATACCATTAGTAACGCTTCTAATCGTGTAACCGGTGAAGCAATTAGATCTGGTGCTATAAGAATGTCAGAAGAGAGCAAGAGACAACAGATAAATAATGCTAAAGATGTGTGGGAAAAAGCAGGTAATGTAAGGACTCCTACTATCAAGGAATATCGTGATGTTCCTTCATATAAAGACATAGAAAAAGCAAGTAGTAGTACCGGCGTTTTGGTTGGTATAATACCTGATGTTGTATTGCCTACGCCTGTAACATTACCTAATATTCCTAATGGTGTTTCGGTTGGTATAATACCTGATGTTGTATTGCCTATTCCCGGATCATTACCTGGAGTAGTGGCTAATATTCCTTCGCCTACTACAACAGATAGTGCACCATCATTAAAATTTTCAGGATGCTGGGTTTCAGAAATGAATCCACCATCAGAGGGTTGGACAAAGCTAGATATGAACGTAAAAGTTTATCTTGTAAGATTACAAAAAGCTGCACAAAAAGCTGGACTTATATCCGGTCCAATTTATATAAACAGCGGATGGAGAAGCGTACAATATAATGCTAAAGTAGGTGGTGCAAAATCATCTCAACACTTAAACGGGCTTGCAGTAGACATCGTGTGGGATGGATTTGTAGCAAAAAGCGATAAGACTAATCAGTTTGTTGCTCTTGCAAGAAAAGAAGGATTCAGGGGAATCGGATTGTACAATAGTTTTGTGCATCTAGATATAGGCCCAGTAAAACAATGGGATAAAAGGAGTTAAGAATGGTAGCGACCGTATTTACGGGTAAGAGTAAGAAGATTACACTGTATCAAGATTTTAAAAAGAATCTTGAGAAAAGCCCAGTGTCGTCCGATTTAACCGTTCTTAAAGATGAAGACTCTGTAAAAGAATCTATTAAGAATCTTATTCTTACGGACCGTGGTGAAAGGTTAATGCAACCAGATTTAGGCGGCAATATCTCAGGAATGTTATTTGAAAACATTACGCCTGCTACACTTATATTAATACAAAACAACATAAGAACAACAATAGATTTATATGAGCCTAGGGCAGAACTTATTGATGTTATTGCTAGTTCAAATATCGATGACAATGTCGTAAAAGTTGAAATCGCTTTTTATATCACGAATGTACAACAGCCTATTACGCTTGATGTATTCTTAGAGAGGACCCGATAAATGGCTAAATTAAATATTTCAGAACTAGACTTTGAGTCTATTAAAACACAATTTAAAGACTATCTGAAAAGCCAAACACAATTCAAAGATTATAACTTTGAAGGCTCAAACATGAGTGTGTTTTTAGATGTGTTATCGTATAACACGTTTCAAAATAACTTTTACGCAAACATGGCTATCAATGAAATGTTTCTTGATTCGGCTGTGTTAAAAAACTCAGTAATGTCTCATGCTAAAGAATTAAATTACTTACCTCGTTCAAGAAGATCTGCTAGAGCTGTAGTAAATGTGACAATTAGAGATACATCTGCTGTTGGTCAAACAGTAGTTATTCCAGAATATTCAAGCTTTAGTACTTCATTTCAAGGTACTACTTATGACTTTGTAAACTCGGTAGCGTATGTTGCTCGTAAAACTGCTCCTGGAGTTTTTATTGCAGAAAATGTTGAAATATTTGAAGGTTCAATGCTTGCTTCATTCGAAAGAGAAGGTTATTTTATTGGTGACGACGGAGTTTTACGAGTTATTCTTACTAACGAAAATGCTGACACGGATTCAATCGAGGTATTCGTTGATGCTGAAGCAACAGATAACGATAATGTTTTTATTCGTAAGAACGATATTTTTGGTGTTGGTCCAACCGATAAAGTATTCTATGTAGAACCATATTATGATGGGCGCTACACGGTTTATTTTGGTAACAACGTATTTGGTTTACAACCTCAAGCATTTGAAGATATTCGTGTAAGATATAGAATTACTTCTGGTGCTGAACCAAATGGAGCATTCGCTTTTTCATTAGGTTCAGAATCGCCATCTGCTACTATATCTGTAGAAACTATTCAAGCAGCTGCTGGTGGCGGAGACAGAGAATCATTAGAAAGCATTAGATATTTTGCTCCTAAATCTTTACAAATTCAAGAACGAGCTGTTACTACTAAAGACTACGAAATTCTATTGAAGCAAAAGTTTCCAGAAATCGATTCTATTTCTGCGTATGGTGGAGAAAAATTAGATCCACCGCAATTTGGTAAAGTTGCTATTTCAGTTTACCTTGGCGAAGGTCGTGAAGGCTTATCATCAACATTATCTAGCGCATATATTGCATATTTAAAAGATAAGAGTCCTCTTGGTATTGAACCAATCTTTATTGATTCAGAGTTTATTTACGGTTGCGTAAACGTAGATGTTTATTTCAACCCAAAAATAACCAAGAAATCTGCGGGACAAATTGAAACAGAAGTAAGAACTGCAATTGCCAATTACAATACAACTTACTTAGATGACTTTAATACTACATTAAGATTATCTAAGTTATCATCTAATATTGATGCTGCCGATATGGCAATTGAAAGTAATGAAATCAGCGTGTGTCCTTATATTGTGTATTCACCCGCTCTAAATATTTCTGCCAGTCCGTCATTTAAATTCTTCGCAAAATTAACTAAGCCGTATCCGTTTAAAGATTCAAACGGATTTGCTGATTATAAACCTGCAGTTAGAAGTAGCGTATTTCAATACAACAATGTTGAGTCTTATTTTCAAGACGACGGTATAGGCAACATTCAAATCGTAACTTCAGACTTAGTTAACCCTCAGATTGTAAAACCTGTAGCCGGTAATATAAATTATGAAACCGGTGAAATCAATCTTGTTGGTTTTAAAACTGAAGGATATGTAGGATCAGGTATTAAAATTATGGTAACTACAGAAAAAGACGATATTACTTCTCCTGCAGGTAGAATCTTTCTTATTGATGACGAAGACGTAACGGTTAATTTATTTGAGGTTAAATAATGGCCGATAATCAAGTTATCCTCGTTGAAAAAGATATTGCGTTTAAAATAGCGCAGCAGTTTCCTGCCTATTACAGACAAGAAGGTGCCGAGCTTGTTAGTATGGTAGAGCATTACTACAAATTTGTAGAGTCTCAACCTAACATGGGTGTTTATAATACTCGTAGGCTGTTTGAATATCGCGACGTTGGTACTACTCTTGCTGAAATGTTAATTTATTTCAAAAAGAAGTTTATGGCAGACTTGCCAGCACTTGACGATGATACCGTTGTTAGATTTGTTATTAAAAACATTATGGATTTGTACCGTCGTAAAGGTACAGAATCTGGTTTGATTTTATTCTTTAGAATGTTTTATCAAGAAGACATTAAGGTTAACTATCCAGCAAAATACATGTTTAAGCCTTCTGATTCTAATTGGAAGACCGGCACATATCTTCAAATGTTTCCGAATAACAATGAGTTTTATTCTTCTGGCACAACACCGATTCTTTATGAATACAAAGATTTATTAAGTAGAAATATTTACGGGTCTATTTCTAAAGCAAAAGCAATTGTAGATAAAATCAATTTTGTTTATTTAAATGGTACACTTACACCTATCATTTATATTACAGATCCAAAAGGCAAGTTCATAAAATACGATGATATTCTTACTCGTATTAATGGAGAAGACGTAGCTTTTGGAAGACTAAATGGTTCTGCCGATTCTTTAACAATAGATTTAAATTGGGGTGGTACTACTGGAAATAACATAGGCGATATTTTTAGTCTTGAAAGTGTATATGGAAAAGGCGGAACCGCTATTGTTACCGATTTGCAAGACGAATTTACTGGTACTGTAAGATATACAATTGAAGACGGCGGTTTTGGTTATACGATACCAAACACTAAGATTTTAGTATCAAATCAAGTAATTATTCTCGATAATTCAGAATTTAGATTTAGAGAATTAGAAGTACTGCAAGATACTGCTGGAAATCAAGGCACCGTAATTGGCCAAAACTCTGTTGCAGTTGGTGTAATGATGGAACCTGGCGATTCGTTTAGTATTAGTAGACCTATTTCTACAGTAGATCGAGGAGCTGGAAATTTTACTATTACGGCTTTTAATCCTAATACTCAAACTGGCGATATTTTTACAATATCAGTAAAGAACAGTACTTCACCTGGCGCGTTATATGCAAACACGGGTGTTATTACTGATGCCCGAGTTGAAGAATTAACCAACGTTGAAAACGTTACTTTAATTACAGATTTAATTAGCAACTTTTTAAACGTTCCGTTAAATTCTTCTAATTTTAACACAACACCTCCGGCTTTAATACCGATGTCAGGTTCAGCAAATCCGGTTACACTCGCCACTCGACTAGAAGATGCGTTTGACTTAACGCCGTTTGATATTGGTACTATTAAATCTTTCATTAATATAAACCCAGGATCTGGTTATACAAACGATACGTTTACTCTAATAAGAGATGAGCAAATGCTTGCGTTTGAAAGATTTGAACAAGTTATTCTTGTTGATAATTATAGTGCTTCTTTTTCAGTTGGAGACACTATTAATCAGCCACTAACCGGAACTACCGGTTTAATTACAAGAATTGATAACGATTTACAAGCTTTGTATGTAAGACCTTATAGTTACTATGGCTTTAAAACAGGCGATGACGATTACTTTAATCACAAAGGAAATGCATACGACATTCTTGCAGTTGAAAGAGATTATTCTTCTAAAAGATTTGGCGAAAGCGCAATAGTTAGAAGTGAAACGTTATTTTCACAAGGTAGAATTTCAGCCGCAGAAATTAGAAATTCAGGCTTTGGATATGTAGATCAAGAAGAAGTATATCTAGTTGATGAAGATGGAACAAGACATGCTAAAGCTATCTTAAGAGCAAATTCGCAAGGTATTACTGCTGGATTCTGGGCTAGCCAAAACTCGCATCTTAATGGTTATGTAAAAACATTAGAAGCAGATGGTGTTGATGAATACTACGACAGTAAAATGAGAATACAAGATAGCGATTACTATCAAGAGTATGCTTATGAAATTAAATCTACTGTAGATATCAAACGTTATGAAAAAGTTTTGACAGATACTATGCATTTAGCTGGAACTAAAATGTTTGGTAATTTTGCTTACCAAGCAAAAACAGGTCCAGTAATAACTGCTAAGTTTCAAGTTATTAGAAAAGATGATTATATTGTAGGTGGCGCTGATATAGTTGGGCCGAACCAAGACATTGGAAACCAAACTGTATCAGCAGACAATTTTGTTAGAACAGTAGACTCTACCGCTTTTACTACTGATAACGGTTAAATAAATAGTTTAAAATAAATAGGAACAAAAATGGCTAAGCAAATAATTAACACAGGATT